AACCGGACCTAATACTCTCACTGGACCAGTTGATTGAGGGGCATGAATAATTTCATCACGTGTCATACAGCCATCCTTGCTTTGATAGAGTCCATTGACTTGTAATCTAACAACTCAATATCAGTCATAGTGAACTTGTCAATATCACGCACATCTGGGTTTAACCACAAATCTGGACCTTCTAATGGTGTACGTGTTAGTTGTTCTTTAACTTGTTCCAAGTGATCACTGTAGATATGAGTATCGCCGGTTGAAATAATTAATTCACCTACACCGAAACCACAACAGTGTGCAATCATATAAGTGAGTAACGCATAGCTAGCAATGTTAAAAGGTAAACCAAGAAACACATCCACACTACGCTGGTACATATGACAAGATAGTTCGTTATTCTTGTTGACATAGAATTGTGACATAACATGACACGGTGGCAATGCCATTTGGTCTAATTCACCTGCATTCCATGCACTGATGATGTGTCTACGACCGTTTGGATCCCGCTTCAAACCCTCGATGAGGTTCTTGACTTGATCCGTTTCTTTAATGTGTATCGACCCGCCGCGACCATAGACGTTGCCGAAGTCGTCCTTGAACGTTTCTTGCGTATGAATGACCGGCGTTTGCCAGTGGCGCCATTGAACTCCGTAGACACGACCCAAGTCGCCCTCGAATTTCGCTTTAGGCTTCCAGTACGGAGCAAGCGCATTGGGCGTCCAGATTGTAACTTTACCGTCTGTGGTGCCATGTGTAATCTCTGCGAGTCTACGTTCATCGTTAGAGCCTTCCAAGAACCAGAGAAGTTCAGCTTTGCAAGCCTTCCATGCAAGTTTCTTAGTAGTGACAGCGGGAAAAGATTCTTTAAGATTGAATCTAAGTTGTCTGCCAAATACTGAAATTGTCCCTACACCCGTGCGGTCGTCTTTAGTTTCACCATTGTCTAATATGTCTTGTAAAAGTTGTAAATATATCTTCATACTGATATTTTATCAAATATTGTTATGTAAATCAATGCTGTTGGGATAAATAAGAGTGTAGTTCGCGGAACGGGAATTCCCAACTACTCTAACGCTTATAGGAGCAATCAGCATGACTATTTATTATCTCTATGTCAAGACACATAGAAAGACTGGCCTAAAATACTTAGGCCAAACCGCAAGTAACCCATACAAATACAAAGGCTCTGGTAAAGAGTGGAAACAACATTTGACGAGATATGGACACGAACATGATACTCATGTATTAAAAGAATGTATCTCCAAGGATGAACGTAATTATTGGGGAAGATATTATAGTGAATTGTGGAATATCGTTGAAAGTTCTGAATGGGCAAACTTAATACCAGAGTCTGGTGGCGGTGGACTACTTGGCAGTAAAAACCCAGCTACTACTGATATTGTCAAAGAAAAATTCAGTGGCAAGAATCATTATATGAAAAGAGATACTTATATTTCTGCCAATAATCCACGATACGATACATCAGTGTATGACTTTGAAAATATCAATACTGGCGAAAAAGTATCAATGACTCAAAACGATTTAAGAACATTATACAAGCTAGACGCTGGGAATCTGAGTAGAGTTATTAAAGGAAAGCAGTCATCAATTCACGGCTGGCGACTTAGTAAATAAGCACAGCATAAATTGAAAAATATTAGCCCGGACAGTAATAATATTGTCATTTCTTTTTCCAAATTTCGTATACATGGTCTTCAAATTCTTCTTTGAACCAGCATGTATAATTGTCTTGTAAGTATAACAAGTCGATGAAAGTATCACAAGTGTATTCGGAGAATGTCTTGGTTAAATGTACTTCATCGATCAAGTGCCATGCTGAGTTAATCAGTTTTGCACCGCCAATGAGCCAAGCGTTTTTGAATTCGCCGAAGTGATTTAAGTTTGGTACTTGGATAGCACCGATTGGTAAGTGTAGTGACTGACTAGACACTACAAAATTTAGTCTGCCGATTAATGGCTTTTTTTGGGAGACTATCCCATGTGTTTCGACCCATTACAACAACTTGTCCTTGAGTCAAATTTTTGAATCTTGGCAAATCGCCCTGGATGTTACTCCAGGGCAATTTGTTGTTGTAGCCTATTCCACCTTTTGGGTCACATGCTACGATTAGTTTCATAATTTATTTAAAAGTCTATCTGTTTCTGGTTGAACGGTATCTGCAATTGACTGCACATTGAGTATGAATTCTACGCTAGTGATATTATCATCTAGTTCGTTTAATTTCCTACTCACTGCTTCCTCTATCTGCTCAGGGTCAAGTCCTTGTGACAAAAACTTTTCAATGTTTATTGTCTGTTGCTTCTTGCCCTGCAACTTGATAACTAGCTTTTTAATAAATTGTACGGGAACTTTATTTTTTTCAACATCTTCAAGGATATGTTCCCATTTCTCGATGAACTCTGGTGACATTATGCACTAGCTTTTGCTTTTGCCTTGCGTGGTGCTTTTGCCTTTGGAGTTTCAATCGCTGGTACTGGTGGTGCTAGTGATGGATCCATTTGTCGTGCTTCTGCAATCAAACGCTCTGATTCAGCTAGTAGACCACGAGCTTCTGCGGCCATCTTGTTTGCCTGTGCTACACGTTGTTGTGCAATTGCCGCATCACCTAATGCATCACCGGTACTTTGGATTCCAGTTTGTGCTTGTTTGTCGCCGCGCATTCTACGAACTACATCAGCTGGATCTTGCAATCCCAATGATTTGTCCATTTCAGCTAGCTTCTTAACTGCGGCTTCGCCTTGTTGCATTTCATCTAGAATCTTATTCAATTCATCTAGTTTGATGCGAGTGTTAGGTTGTGGTGTCATTACAACTTGTGAAGTATTGACCTTCTTCAATTGACCCTCAACGTGCAATGTTTGTAGAATTGGCTTGCCATCTACAGTATAACTACGATTCAGGGCATCTGCCAGATTCTCGCTATTTTGGCCAATGTCAGATTCGATACAACGAACTAATGGATCATGAATGTGTTGATTCAATAATTCAGTATATACGACTAAGCACATGTGTGGCTCGCCTGGAACTTCTCTAAAAACTACAGCAACCTTGCGATCACCATGTTTGCCTACGTGACGTAAAAAACTCATATTATTCTCCTTGAGTAACTAGAGATATTTAACGTGAGTAGTTTAACGAGAAATATTTTTTTATGACCAGGTTAGCTCGTAAAACACTAATTCCTTTGGATCTTCGAAAGCAGGACGTCCATTTGCTGACTCAGTGATAAGACTGAAAATGTCATCGTCCGATGCCTCTGTCCATCTAACAACGCTGAATCTTCCAGATAACTTATTCAGAATCCAAACTTTGGATTCTGGCGTAAGTACGGTGTTAGATATAGTGAAGTGCCGTGGAGTATATGTCAACTCCCTGTTTCCATACCAATTAGATGGCAAAATTATAACATCAGTCACGGGTCAATGCATCCAAAACTTTATATTTTTCCCACGCCTCGATCACAGCTGGATTCGTGTTCTGTTTGATTGGAACAACTTGCATCCATATTCCATCTCCATATTCAACTGGATGACGGTATGATCCATATCCATCACCTATGATAGCTCTAGGCTGATGAATCTTTCCACTATTCCATAGTCGTATAGCAAGGTCAGTTACGTTATCAAGTGGATGATCACTTAGTTCATAATTTTGAAAGTATCGAGCGGTTGGGTTTCCG